GTCATTAGCTGGAACTTGTTTAAATAAACTTCTAACATGACCAGTTAAATAATGTTTCACGCATGCTTGAACTGGTTTAAATCTCGAGGAAGCATTTAATAACCCCCAAGATAGTTTTAATCTTGTGCTTTCGTCCATATTTTGATTACTCGCAAATGTAGTTAGTCTATCAAGTATACGAATTCTCATGTAATAAGGAAGATAATGTAAATTTATTCCGTAAAATCCACCAGGAACTGCTCTAAATGGAAAAACTAAAGGAAACTTATCATAGTAAGGTAAATCGTCTTTAGTTTTTGGGTCGTACATAAACATATATAAACGACCAGGAAGAACTCTGGCTGAAACTGTGCTTGGATCGTCCCTCAATACTTGATTGGGGGTATATCGCTTTTTACGCAAAAGCAATACTTGTTGATCGAACCAAGTTCGAGACTTTTTTGACGCATCCGCAAGATTGTACTGATTCTTTTCAAATATCTTGTAGAGCGATGTAGATTCTTTAGTAGCCATAACTATTATTTAGGTTAGTCCAAGATGTCTTTCAGTCACTATCATGAACTCCCAACCTCTATCTTTTGCGTAATTTTCAGCTGCTTTCCACTTTGCTTGGTTTTTAACGAAAGAATACGCTTCGGTCAAATACTTTTTGGTCTTTTTTCCAGGGTACACTGGTTGTTTCGTCTGAGCCTCTGGTTTAATTTCAATAAGATATGTTTTTAACATCCCATCTTTAGTTTTTACCTGTATTTTAAAATCTACGAAATAACGATGGATTCTATTATCTGTTGGACAGCGATAAGGTATTACGGTCTCTTCTGAACTCCACTTTATAATACTTGGATTTTTGTCGCACCAAGAGGCAAACGAGGTTTCCCATGAACTTCTCATGATTATGTTTGATGGATCCCCAGAATATTTCTCTGGATGCAAAGGTTTGTATTTTCTTTTATGAAACATGGCTAAATAATAGATGGTAACTAACCACTTATTTAGAGTAAAGCATGCTAGAAAATCTAAAGAACACAATCAGTTCTACCGTTGATTCTGCAAAGAAAAACCCAAATCTTAGAGTAGGAACTCCTGCAGGTCAAGTCCCTAATTTATATAGAGAGCGTGGTGTTGGTAGATCTTTTGACGAAAACAAATATAAAATAGAGAACCACTCATACCCATCTGACATCATGTCTTCTGAATATGGTGGAAACTACGTTGTATTTTATATTAATGTGTCAGAAGATTCTAAGATGGTTAAAAACAAAGAAGAAAACTTCGTAGAAGATATTGACCCAAGAGATCGAGGCGACTTAGTAGCTAAAAACTATTCTGCGGCTGAAATGGGAGTTGCTACAGGTATTATTGGTTCTGGAGTTGGTGCTGCTGTTGGACTTGGTGCTGGCGCATCAGGGGGTGGTTTAATTGGAGCAGGATTAGGTGTCGCTGCAGTTGGTGCAGTTGCTACGCAATCGCCTGGATTCACTAGACCACAAAAACGACTTCAAACGGCTATTGCTTTACATATTCCAAACACTCTAAATATTTCATATGGTATGCAGTGGGAAGAAGATAGCACTGCTGGATTTGCTACAGCTGCTGAACTTGGACGCGTTCTTGGCGATACTGCAAGAGCGATTATTGATAGTCCAACTAAAATTGCTACTGCTGGTACTGAAATTTTAAATGGTGTGAAAAAGATGGGTCCAGCTGCGACTGCACTTGGTCTTGCTGCTGCTCCATCAGCAGTTGGCGCAGCTGCTGGTCTTGCTCCAAATCCTAAAAAAGAGCAGATGTTTAGAGGTGTTGATTTTAGAACATTTACTTTTGATTATCAATTTTATCCAAGAGATTCTCAAGAAGCAGTAAATGTTTTAAATATCATCCAAGCATTCAAATATCACATGCACCCTGAATTTAAAGACGAGGGTAATTTTCTTTACATTTATCCTTCTGAGTTTGATATTTACTATTACAACGGACCAACAGAAAATAAAAACATCCATCGCCACACTTCATGCGTTTTAACAAACATGAATATAAACTATACGCCAAACGGACAATTTACTACGTTTGCTGATGGAATGCCTACTCAAATTAATATCACGCTGTCGTTTAAAGAACTGGCTCTTCTTACTAAAGATAAAATTAAGGATGGAATGTAATGTATTTCAGAAACTTCAATGATTTTATCTATGATTTTGAAATAAATGGTGAACGTAAACTCACCCTTGTAAAAGATATTACACAAAATGTTCGAATCAGAACTGAAATCTTATCTAACGTAACTTTATATGATGAGTATGATATAGTAGATGGAGAAACACCAGAGATTATAGCAGAAAAGGTTTACGGATCTCCAGAGTATCACTGGGTTGTTATGTTATGTAATTTAAGATTTGATTGGATAGCTGACTTCCCTCTAACTTATACAGAACTCGATAAGTTTGTCACGCAAAAGTATGGCGCAGGAAATGAAAACTCTACTCACCATTATATTGACGATAATGGATTTGAGGTAGATGAGGATAATTCTCAAGCAACTTCAGTTAGTAACTTCCAATACGAAGATGCCGTGAATGAATCTAAACGTAGAATTAAACTAATATCTCCACAATTACTGTTTAAGATAATTAACAGTTTTGATCAGTTAATCTAATGCCAACAAGTACCGATAATAACATTCGCTTTGCTGGCGATGTAAAGATTGATAAAATTGAGATCGTTACCTCTTCTGGGTTCGGTCAAGATATTACCAACCAAGTATCAGCTATTCAAATCTTTGAGGATTTGTTTTCGCCATTTATATCTGGAAACTTAATTATAGATGATGCGTTGGATTTAATAAATCTTTTTCCATTTGTTGGCGAAGAATTTTTAAACCTTAGAATAAAAACTCCATCATTTGACTTAATTAAAGACGGCACGCGCAGGTCATTTAATGATAAGTTTTATATTTACAAAGCAACAGAACGAGAACTGATTGGTGATAAAAGAGTTGTTTTCAAACTGCATTTTATCTCGATTGAAGCAGTAGTTGATTTAAATAAAAGAATTAGTTCTGCCTTCGAGGGTAAGTGTTCAGATATTGTTAGAGATATTATACAAAAACCTATTGGTCTGGAAACTAAGAAAAACTATATCTTCGAAGATACACCAAATGGAACGAAGTTTGTTTCTAATTTTTGGAATCCAATCAAGTGTATCAATTATGTTGCTCAACAAGCACTGAATAAAAAGAACAGTCCAACATATACTTTCTTTGAAAATCGTCAAGGGTTAAACTTTGTTTCATTAGAATCATTGGCTGGCGCGACAGCGATTCAAGATTTTGTGTATGACAAGTATACAAGAGACATTAGAAAGAACGGACAATCCAGTAAAAACGTAGAAGCTGAATATAAAAGAATTGAAGAGATTAGTATTCCAAATGTATATGACTACATGGAAAGAACTAGATCAGGAATGTTTGCTTCTAAATTAATAACACACGATTTAGTTACCAAAAAATATTCTGCATTGAACTTTGATATGCTGAAGGGGTATGAAAAGCAACAACATCTTAATGCTCATCCTCTAGCATCAACTCTAAATATTGCAAGAGCGAACGCAGCAATATTTGTTGACAGTAAATATTACGGAAACTTCAATGGTTATACTGATGTGACAAATACCAAGACAATTCAAAAAAGAGTTTCTTTAATGCGTCAGTTTGAAGCAAATAAAATAGAAATTGTTGTTCCTGGTAGAACAGATTATACAGTGGGAAAAAAAGTTTATGTTAAGTTGTTTAAAACAACTCCACTTTCGCAAACAGAAAATGTTCAAGACAATATAGACAATATGTTCTCAGGATACTATTTGATTGGAGCAATCAATCACTATATTACTAGAGAACGTCACGAATGTAATATGGAATTGATTAAGGATTCGTTAATCCTAGATTTGGATAAAGGTCGTAAGTAATGCAACTTTATACTGGTGTCGTTGAAAATAGATTAGACCCTCTTAAACTTGGTAGATGTCAAGTTCGAGTAGTAGGTCTTCATACACATGATAAGTCTTTATTAAAAACAGAAGATTTGCCTTGGGCATTCCCAATGCAACCATCAACATCTGCTGCAATAAGTGGTGTTGGTCAATCTCCAGTTGGTCCAGTGGAAGGAACATGGGTAGTTGTCATGTTCAGAGACTATCCAGAAAATCAACAACCAATTATATTAGGTTCTATTGGAGGAATTCCTCAAGATTTTGGTTCAGTTGACCAAGATGATAATTCAATGGTCTTGAGAAATGATGCTGGCGTTGCTAAAAACACAGGCGTAGTTACTGATAATTCTGGTAATGTAAATCAATCTGGCGAGACTCAGGAAGAAACGCAATCCACCACCCCAACCTATGATGGACTAAGACCTGCAAGAGATTTTTCTGAAGTTTCTTCAGATGGTATCGCGTTGATAAAACAATTTGAAGGTCTTAGACTCGTATCTTATCAAGATAGTAATGGATGGGCAGTTGGTTATGGAACAACTAGAATAAACAACTTACCTGTTCAGGCAAATCGTAGAATTACTGCAGCAGAAGCAGAAACGTATTTAAATGAAGATTTAAAAAATCAATTTTTACCTGCTGTCAAACAAGCAGTTAGAACATTAGTTACACAATCAATGATTGATGCATTGGTGTGTTTAGCGTATAACATTGGAGTTAATGCTCTTAAAACATCTACGCTGGTTAAAGAACTAAATTCAGGAAGATATTTAGATGCTGCTGCTAGATTTTTAGATTGGAATAAAGAAAGCGGTAAAGTCAGTAAAGGGCTGACGAGAAGAAGAACAGCTGAGAAAGATTTATTTCTTAAAGACGGTATTCCAAACATAGCTGGTGATTTATCTTCATTCCAACAAGAGGAAGCACCAGTTGGTGAAAATAAATCTACTGGTCAAGCAGATAGAGGTGCAGCGCTTCAATTGGGGTTTAGAGATCCAAAGGGTAAGTATCCTCTTTACAAAAATGAACCTGACACAAATCGACTTGCGCGACACGAAGAAATAGGAAAAACTGTTGTCTTTAGAAAAGAAGCCGCTAGAGATAAAGGTGTACCTATCGCCAACTCATCAGAAACTTGGGATCAGTCACCTATTCCTTATAATGCTCAGTATCCATTCAATCATGTATACTTCACTGAATCTGGGCATATTATGGAGTTTGATGACACAGAGCGTTCAGAACGAATTAACATCTATCACAAAGCAGGTACGTTCACTGAAATAGATGCAAACGGAACTCAAGTAAATCGTATTGTTGGTGATGGTTATGAAATTTTAGAACGAAACGGATACATTCACATCTTTGGTTCTCAGTTTGTTACAATTGAAGGTGCTCAAAAAGTTAAGGTTAAAAACACCTTTGACTTAGAGGTAGATGGAGCAGCCACTATTAATATTTACAATAATGCTACTGTTAATGTAGGTGGTAATGCTACCATGTCTGTTGACGGATCATTTAATTTATCAGCAGGAAGTATCTCTCTTGGAGCTTCAACTATAAACTTAAATTCTGACACTATAAACTTATCCGCAAATAACTCAGTTAATTTTTCCACGCCAAGCGTTAGTGGTTTAGAAATCGATAACTTTATAGCAGCAGACAATCACAGTAATGAAATTACTGGAACAGGGGGATCTGCTAGTGTTCCATCTCCAAATTTAGGAACTAGATCTATAATTATTCCAACAATTAATGAGCTGACTGTTATAACACGTGGGGCTGCAACTGCTCAAACGTATGAAACTCCTGAAGAAGGAAATTCTGATGCATATAGAGCACGTCAGTTAGAAAAAGGCAACTTACCTAGTGACGAAATTGATACAGGTACTACATCTGGTACAGTGACAGCACCATCTAATCAAGTACAGCCTACAGGTGCTAATTGTAATTTAATTTATGGTATGGATAAATTTAGTCCTTCTTTAGTCTTGTCAAAACACTTTACATTAGGACGTTTGACAAGCGGTGGAACTAGAATGCCAGTTTCGCAGTTTGGGTTGTCACCACAAGAGATCGTATGTAACTTAAAAGGATTAGCTGAAAACTGTTTGGAACCAATCATTGAATTATATCCAAATATGATTATCACTAACGCTTTCCGTCGCCCAGGAGATGTTTCTGGATCTTCAAAAACATCACAACATTATCTAGGACAGGCAGCTGATATTGTTCTTCCTGGTTTTAGTAGAACAGAAGTTTATGAAAAAATACAAGAAATCCAACAGTTGATTCCTTATGACCAATTACTGTTAGAATATTCTGGAAGTAGAACAGTTTGGATTCACGTTTCATTTAAATACACTGGAAATAGAAAAGTAGCGTTTACGATGAGAGATCACAAGCGTATATCTAATCCAGGTTCTTACACATTAATTGCATAAAGATAAATAAGTAATGGCAAGAAATACACGAACATTCTCAGATTTAGACCTCAATTTCACTGCACATCCAGTGACAGGAGATATAACAAGAAAATATGATGAAGAGGCTATTAAGCAATCAGTTCGTAACTTAATTTTAACTCAAAATTATGAAAGACCTTTCCACAGCGAAATAGGTTCGCAGGTTCGAGCAGTATTATTCGAGCCAGCTAGTCCAATGACTACTGTTATGTTACAAAGGTCGATTGAAGATGTTATTAACAATTTCGAACCAAGAGTTGTGTTAGATCTCGTAGAGGTTTCTGCGAATTTGGATGACAACTCTTACTACATAAAGATTTATTTCCGTATCATCAATACAGAAACTCCAATTGATGTTGATGTTATTCTCAAGAGAACACGATAATGGCAAATAGAAGAATTACTACCGCAGAACTTGATTTCGACGCAATCAAGTCTAACTTAAAAACATATTTACAAGGTCAATCAGAATTTGCTGACTATGACTTTGAAGGTGCTGGACTTTCTGTTCTTTTAGATATACTTGCGTACAATACACACTATAATGCTCTTTACACCAACCTAGCTGTAAATGAGATGTTCCTTGATTCAGCATCAAAAAGGGAAAGTGTCGTATCAATCGCAAAAACATTAGGATATAGACCAAGATCGGCAGTTGCACCTACCGCAATAATTGATGTTCGAGTGACATCCCCATCTTCGACTCCAACATCGCTAAATCTTCCAAAGTATACACCATTTTCTTCAACTATTTCTGGAACAACATATAATTTTTATACCACTCAAGAATATACTACATCTTTGAATGGTTCTGAGTATTTGTTCGAAGATGTTGAGATAAAGGAAGGTACGTATTTACAATTCCGTTATACCAAAGCATCAGGCACAAGATTTATTATACCAAACGCTGGATGTGACTTGTCAACATTAACTGTTCAAGTTCAAGAATCTTCTTCAACAGGTACTTATGACACTTATGTTGAGGGTACAAATTTATTAGCATTAAATTCTACAAGCAAAGTTTATTTCGTAAAAGAAATTGAAAATGAATTGTATGAGGTTATCTTTGGAGATGGAACTATAGGTGCTGCATTATCAAATGGTAATGTTGTTACATTAAATTATTTGGTCACAAACAAAGACGCAGCAAACTTTGCTAGTTTATTCACATATGGTGGAGATTCATTAGTTGGTGGAACTGTTGTTACCACAACCTCAACCCCTGCTTATGGTGGATCTGAAATTGAAGATATTGAGAGCATTCGTTATAATGCTCCACGTCATTTCTCGACGCAAAATCGTGGTGTTACAGTCGAAGATTACAAATCACTGATAACTGAATCTGTATCTAACATTGAAGCGGTTAGTGTTTGGGGTGGTGAAGATAATTATCCACCAGTTTATGGTAAAGTATTTATCTCTATCAAACCAAATGATGCAACTACATTAACTGCAAATCAAAAAACTCAAATTATCAATGAAGTGTTAAAACCAAGAAATGTTGTTTCAATCACTCCTGAGATTGTAGACCCAGAGTACATTCACGTTGCTGTGACAACATCTGTTTATTATAATCCAAGATTGACAAACAGAAATGCTAACGACATTAAATCTATTGTAGAATCTACAATTTCCAACTATAATACCACAGATTTAGAAAAATTTGATAGCATTTTTAGATTCTCGAAACTGTCAAGATTAATTGACGCAGCAGAGCCATCAATTGTAAGTAACATCACAAAAATATCTTTACACAAACCTATCACTCCTGTGTATAATACCAATGCTGAATATTCATTCACTCTGGTGAATCCAATTTATAATGCTGGCGAAGGTGTCGCTGAAGATGCTGTAACAACTACTCCATTTTATATTGATGGAGACGCAGAGAATGAATATTACTTAGATGACGATGGTAATGGAAACCTTCGTTTATTTTACTATGTTTCTTCTAATGTAAAAAACTATGTAAATAATACATTTGGAACCGTAAACTATTCAACAGGAACTGTTGTTGTGCCAAGTTTAAATATCACATCACTTGGAGTCGGTTTTACTGAATTTAAATTTTTCATTAAGCCAGAATCATATGATGTGGTTTCTGCTAGAAATCAAATTGCAGTTATTTTAGATGATGAAGTAAATGTAACTGTTATTACTGATACAGTTTCATTAGGAAATCTTGCTGGTGGTACTAGCTATACATTCACTTCAAGTAGATCATAATAATGGCAATTAAACCTTATATTTCTTCAGTAGTAGCTAAACAACTCCCAGAGTTTGTTAGAAGCGACTATCAAACTTTTGTAACATTTTTAGAAGCATATTACGAATGGCTTGATACAAACTATACACAAAGAAATTTAAAAGAATTACGAGATATTGATGAAACTCTTGATGGATATATTCAATATATCAAAAATGAATTAAACATTTTAATTGACACTAAGTTCCCAAACTATGTAAATTTAAAAGAGAGGGAATATTTAAAATATGTAAAATTTCTTTATGCTTCTAAAGGTTCAGAAGCAGCATACAAACTTTTGTTTAGAGTATTGTATGGAAAAGAAATTGATATTTTTTATCCAAGCAGTGTCATGCTTCGTGCATCAGATGGAAAATGGCAGCAAGATATTTCTTTCTTTGTCGATGTCACTGATGGCGATGCTAATGATATTGTTGGCAAAGAAGTTACGATTGTAAACGGAACTGAAATAACAGTTTTCGTTGAGCGTGTCGTTTGGGTTGTTGATAATATATACGAAGTTTTTGTTCAGCGTTTTTACGGTCAAGTTCATGTTGGTAATACAATTACATATTCTACAACTTTTTCTGGTACGATTACTGGAACTACAACTGAATACGAAATCTTAAATGCTGGCGAAGATTTTTATACTGGACAAATTATCAACATTGATTCTGCTGAAGGTAGCGGAACACGCATTAAGATTAGTAGAGTTGGTGATAACGGAGAAATCGAACGAATTCAAATAGTTAGTTTTGGTACTGGATATGAAACAGATTTCGTTGTAACAATATCTCCAACTATTGGAGCATTCACAGATCCTTCTCCAATTTCTGTATCGTTAAACTCTGTTGAACAGTTTAATGTTCCAAGTAATACATACACAGAAGGGTTTTCTGAATCAGGATATATTACAAAACCAGATTACTGGTCATTAGATTACGCTGATGGTACATACGCAGGTACTGTATTATCAAACTTCACTAGCTCCTTTGTTCCTGGTCAAGATACAACCAAAGCAGCTTCAATTAAATTCTTTGTTGGCGCTCAAGCAAATTATCCTGGATACTATTCTAAAAATGATGGGTTTATTTCAGATTCTATTTTCATCCAGGATAGCAGATACTATCAAGCATATTCCTATGAGATAAGAATTGATGAATTGCTTGAAGATTATAAAGATGCAGTTAAAGCGTTTATACATGCTTCTGGAACTGCATTATTTGCGGAATATCAAATTAATAACATTTTTGATTTAAGTTCTGAACTCACACCAACAGAATTACAACTTCGTTTGTATTTGAGCGACAGCGTTTCAGTTACTGAATCTTTAGTTAAATCTATTTCAAAACCGACTAGTGATACTCAAACCATCACAGACTTAGGAACTGTATTTTCTATGACCAAACCATTGACAGATTCCCAATCTGTTATTGATTCTGGTGTAATTAAAGATATTAGTAGAGTTTCTTCAGATATACAAATTATTACTGATAACGGAACACAAAAGAGTTTTGACAAAGTTTTATCAGACTCACAAATTGTTGTAGAAACAATAACAGCTAAAGATTTCACTTTCGATACATTCACAGATTCTGTCGTTGAATCTGATCTGCTGACATATGACCTAAATAAAGAAAGCGGTGTAACTGATGCCGTATCAGAAAGCGATTCTGGATCTGTATTTTTAAACCCATACACAGAAGGGTTTTATTTTGCAGAAGATTACGCATTAAACGATGCCTCAGTGGCAACATTTTAACTAGGAGAAATATTAAATGAAAATCGAATCAAATGTTAAGGCTACTGGATCATTAAAGATTCAGGTTATTGATAGCCAAGGCAATTTAAAAGAAGAAAGAAATATTGACAACCTCGTTGTTACAACAGGTAAAAACTATATCGCCTCAAGAATGGTTGGAACTGCTTCAACTGTTATGTCGCATATGGCTGTTGGTACAGACGACACATCACCAGCTGCTGGTGACACTGCTCTGATTGCTGAAGCAGGTCGCGTTGCATTATCATCTTTCACTGCATCTACCAATAGCGTTACTGCTACTGCTACTTTTCCAGCAGGCACAGGTACTGGCGCTTTAGTTGAAGCTGGCATTTTAAATGCTTCTTCTGGCGGAACAATGCTTTGTCGTACCACATTCTCAGTTGTTAACAAAGCTGCAGGCGACTCAGTTGCCATTACTTGGACAATTACAGTAAGCTAAAAATATGCCAACTAGTGCTATCATTAAGTCAAAACTTCGCACAGCTATTGCGCAAAGTTTAATTGACGATATACAGACAAAAAGTTCAAGATACTACTATTTCTTGGGTAAAACTCTTGAATGGAATCCAATCGCAGAAACAGATTCTACTCAGTACCCAGCAGATACATATAAGTATGAACTTGATACTAGAAATACAAGTATCACATTCAAACAAATTTTACCTACAGACGTTTCTTTTGTTGTAGATAGAATTGATTGGGTTAGTGGAACTGTATATGATCAATATGATGATAATTATCAGGATACAACTCTTATTGGTTCTGGATTAATCACAACGACTACTAGTAGCACTACTGTAACTGGTGTTGATACTTTCTTCACCTCTGAAGTTTCTGTTGGAGATATACTTTATACAACTTCTGACGTAGAACTTGGTACAGTAGAAAGTATTGAAAGTAATACATCATTAACATTAGTTGCAAATTCATTAGCAGCTGCAACAAGTTCATTTTTTAATTATAGACATAGACGTCTTTCTTCTACTGGCGCTTCTTCAATAGAAACTGCTCATTTTTATGTTGTAACTGATACATACAACGTATATAAATGTCTGTCAAATAATTATGGAGCAGCTTCGACAGTAAAACCAACTGGAACTTCTACTGGCGTCATTAGTACTGCAGATGGATATTTGTGGAAGTTTATGTATAACTTACCAGCTTCTTTGCGTAATAAGTTTTTAACACCAGCATATATGCCAGTGGCAAATTCATTGCGTAATCCATTTTACTCTGCTGGTGAAATTGAGTCCATAAACATCGATAATGGCGGATCAGGTTATTCCGCATCACCAACTATTACGGTTACAGGTGACGGATTTTTAGCAGATAATCCATACATCATTACTGGTATAACTATCGTTGATGCAGGATTTGGTTATAGTTCTGCTCCAACTATTACGGTTTCTGATCCAACAGTTGAATCTGGAGACGAAGAAACTTCTGAGTGGTCTTGTTCTATTGATGGAAATGGTTCTGTTGTTTCCCCAGTGATTGATGTCGAAGGTTATGGGTATGAAGCAGAGCCAACAATTACAGTTGAAGAACCATTTACAGCTGTAACATGGGAAGAACTTACTGCATATACGCTTGGACAATATGTAAAATATGATGGTAATTATTACGAAGTAACATCAGCTGGAACTACTGCTACTACACCACCATCACATACATCTGGTGCAGTTACCGATGGTGATGCTGAGTTAACATACGCAGGAACTATTGCTGTTCTAGAAGCAGTTTTGACTAAAACGGAAGCACAATTAACGCCAGTTGTATCTGGTGGTTCTATTGTTGATGTTACTATTGATGATGCTGGCGTTGGGTATACATACGCAAACTTAACTGTCACAGATTCTACTGGTACAGGCGCATCTCTTTCTGTTAACCTTTCCACTGGCGATGTTAATACTTTACAGTCATCTGTTGAACTCCTAGCAATAAATGGCGCATTGTATAACATTGTAGTCGAAGAAGGTGGTTTAGATT